TGTCGAAAGCAGTACCTAAGCTTCGTAGGTTCTGCTCACTTTTCGTGGTGTCAATCTCAAAGGTCCTTACAATAGGTTCAGCCATTAGTAAATAAGTTTAGATAGTAAATAGATAAGTCCGAAAAACAAGATAGTGCGCCATATATACAGCGTGACAAACCATAGAACACGCTGCCATTTGCGTAGCGAATAGTTATGTTGCTTCTTTGCGTTAATGCCCAGCTGTAAGTAACGCATTGAGTTTTTGATTGAATCCATTTTATGTTGTTTTTGATTGTTGGTATTGTAGTGATGAAGTAATAAAAAAGCCATCAGGATAAGTACCACCGGTGAATGTAACATTTATGCGATGTTCTGCTGTATTAGTCGCAGTATCGATTCCAAAGGTGAACACATTTGAACCTATTGCACCAATAGTATTTAACGTAGTGATTGCGCTAGCACTGGCAACACCTGCAATCTTTTCAAGCGTAAAGTGATGAATCGATGTTTCACTTGCGCCCGTTGTATCTTTAATGGTTACATTCCAAAAGCAACTCCACAGAGTATCGTCGGGCATGTTGATGTATTCACCTGCTAAACCTTCGATGTCTAAATTTTCAATTTGACCTGATGTTGTAATGGTTGGATAGTTTTGTAGTACAAAGATTCCAAACTGCGCCCAGCCATAGTATGGTGAAGTCGAATTACCATCACGATAACCACCACCTATGTGTAAGCCCGGTAGATTGGTTTCAACATTTTTGCCAAGCAAATTGCTACCATCAACAAATTTGGTCAGGTTCAAATCTTGACCAACTGCGAGCATGTTGCTGTTTCCAGCTGATATTGAAACTTTAGTTCCATTTACAAATGAATTCAAAACTGAAGTAAAGGCAGAATTTATTGCAGGTGTGTTTGGTAGTATGGAATTTCTAAACTGACCACCATTGTTAAATGCCCAACATATTCCGCTTGTTTCATCCCAAAAATACCCATAGCGTGAACAGCAATCTTCAGTCGGTTCTACTGGTTCCCCTCCACTCTCAAATTCAACTTCGCCGTTGGTAGTAACGCCTACAGGTGTCGATGAACAGTCATTGATTTGGTCAAGGAATTTGATAAGCTTAACCTTTGTGCTTTCTTGTAATCCTACTTTGTAATCGCTGATTTCAAGTATGCGCCAATAGCTGTCCTGAATCCAAACCTTATCAGCAAAAGAGAATGTAAGTATATCCTTCAAATCAAGCGCAAAGAATGCTTCCATTATTCTACCTTCAGGTGAATACAGTTCATTCATGTAATTGCGCCAATAGCTATTGAATAGGTTGTTGTAAGGATTGGCTGTGACAGTAACAACGTGTGGCGGAGTTTCAGGTGCCCAATTCAAATCTGTATCCGTTAATGTTGGATACGCATTGCTGTAGTGATTAAGAATGGGCACTTCAGTTACAGGTGTGGCTAATCCTGTCCCTTCATCGTATAAATTGACTTCAATGCTTCCAGCATTAAACAATGCGCGTGGACCAGGTACAACGAATTCTAACTGATCATTGTAAAAACATTGAATCGGTATGTTGGTTCCCGGTATCAATGCGGCAGGTGCACTACGTGTTACAAGTGTAACCTTTTGTTCACCTATTGCAAAGTCACTTGGCGCAGTCGATGGGTTAATAGTATATCCTTCCTGTTTGAAGTCACCATATACACGATTTGCGTCACGATATAGTTTGCTGTATGCATCTTCACCTGATGTATAAGTAAATTGGAACGTTGCCTTTTGAATGTCTACAGTGCTAGCAATAACTACATCCTTTGATATATCAAGTTTGCTGGTCCAATCTACTACATCGCCCGTTCCGATATAGCTGTTTTGTGGCACGATTGCAATGCGATTCGGCACAATGCGACTTGGAACGATTGCGCAGTTATGCATTTTGATGACATCATTCACAAAATCAATTTGACGCATATCAGGCGCGTTCAATGAATAATCAATCGTTTGACCACTACTGATTACTACGTTATCCAATTTGATGTGCGAACCATTTAAGCTTCCATCACCTGAATATATCCTTACTGTACATCCACCCGTAACAATACCATCTGATGAAGTACCAGCGACAGCTGCTGCAAAAAAATTGAATCTCACTACATCACCTGCATTTAACTGAATGCTATATGAAAAACCTTGCGTTAAGCCATCAGAATTAAAATTTGAAGTATTTAATATATTGTAAAAAGTTGTGTTTTTTGCGATGTAAAGACTAAGACGCGCTCGATTTGCTGCTCCTAAAAATGTCAAAGCTGTTAGATTAAACAATCCGCTAAACGTATATGTACCACTCAATGGAGCTGTATATGAACCAGTGCCAGGTGTAAAGTTTCCATTATTATCAAATACTTCGACAGTGGGAGAATAATAGGATTCATTCGTAGGAGAACAAACTATATCGATATTGCTTGAATTGTACGCCTGAAATAAATAATCATTCGTATCAGCGGTAAAAGTTAATTGTGGCGTGTTGCACCAGGGCATGTAATAATCTTCAATGATGTTTTCAAGTGAAGATGCAACAAGTTCAAAGCCTGCTTCAGTCACGATATTACGAAGCAAATACCACCAACTTATTGAAGGTGTCAAATCACCTGCATATAGTGGGTTTGATGCATCCAGTATCGGGCGCGAACCTGTACCGCCGCTATTGCTCCATAACTGCCCACGATCACACAAAGCCCAAATCCTATCTGCTGTTTCGGTTGTTACATTGTCATAGGTAACAGCTTCATTCAAATCAGCAAGCGCGGCAATATCACTTAGCTTCTTTTCGCCAATGGTGCGCACCAAATCAGGCGTTTCAGCATAGAAGGCTACCTCTACTTCATTGATACGATTCATTTGCTTGTACACCTTGCGAACACGCAAATAACCGGTTGCAATCGGCAGCGTATCTACACGAATCTCTGCAGGCAGTTTGTAGAAGAAATAGTTTTCCGCACCCTGTTCGGAATTGGTGTCGAATAACGGACCGATAGCCTTGATGTTGTTATCGGACATCGGAATGCGAAACTCACGACTAAATGCGCCCTGTGCGCTGAAGTTGGATAAATCCTGAAACTTCCAGTTCTGCGAGATGCTTTCGTTCTCGAATAAGTCAAGATAGCTATCTGCAACGATAAGCGTGTAAATGTAAATAGCAGTACCACTATCGGAAACATTTGATGTAAATGGTTGATCTACTGTTATTTCACCTGTTATCGTATCATATGCCGTCACATAACGTGTAAACAAAACAACTTCCGGTGAAACACTTTGGTCGATTATTTCAATCTTGCTACCTATTGTATATTGAGTTGATGATGGTGAAGCAAATAAAAAACTATCACCTGAAACAATAGCTGCCGTTAAATAGTCAGTTCCACTTGGTATAATAGGTAACTGCTCGCTTCTTACTATTAGTTGTACTTCTCCGTTCATGTTATGTCCAGTATTCGTTAGCCATTCTTACTTTCAAAGATAGGTTGTAAAGCTTGCCATCACGTGTCTTGCGTTCAGTGTAGGTTGTATCGTCTAAGTTGACAGGCAAAGCAATGTTCTCACCATTGCGCTGTGTTATCCATACAACCTGATTGCTCACAAGCAATGAGCGAAGGAATAGAAACTCACCTTCCTGAATGTAGTCACTTGTAACTGTTAGCACCTGCTGTACTAAGTTTCTACGTTCATACAATCCGCGATCGTCTTTGCTGAACACGCTGGTTGTACTATTGAACAATACTTTGCGATACTTTTTGCGCTCAATCTCATCATTCATTTCGGACTTCTTAATAAAGTTAAAGTAATCCCATCCACCGCGACTATTCACCCATCCCAAACGTATCACATCATTGTGGCAATCCTTTTGACCATACTTTGCTGCATTATAGAAGCGATATTTCACACTTGATTGTGCACTGCCTGTTCGTGCAAATACTTCATAGAATCTCCAACCCGGATTGTCTACTTCATTTGGTTTTATTGCAAAACTTGTCCAATCATTCAAGTTAGCAGGATAAACAGGCAAAGTTTCAATATCGTAACCATTTAATGGTAGTGTTTCAGTAGCCGTTGTTCCGTTTGCCTTATACAATACAATCCGCACAGTATCCACAAGATTGTTGAACATATACGTTGCGTTGCCCGGTATGCTCAATGTTCCATAATCGGTTTCGTATGAAGGTATCCAAATGATGTTCTGTGCTGTTGGATTACCTGCGTTCCATGTTGGGGCTAAATACCACGAATGCGTGCCGTATTTACGATCACTCATTGCATAGTTAAAGCTAACTTGGAGAACATACTTAATGTCATCAACACCCACTTCAGGATTTGGTTTGTACCCATCGTAGACTTGATAGTAACCATTGATCACGATGCGCCCTTCCATAGTTACTTCACTACCTTCATTCTCCGTAAGCACACCACCAACTAACCACCATTCGCTTATTGCTGCGCTTAATGCATACTTGCTTAAATCATCAAACGTTCCATCCGTTTCAAAGTGGTAATTCTTATTGCGCAAGTCGTCAACAAGTGGCGCAATGTCAAAGTACATATTGTTGTCAGGAGCAGGTGACAAATAGAACGTGTACGTTTTAGCATCAACAGTTATATTCAAGCCATAGCGAAAACCTTGCTGTGCTACTTCTGTGCTCGATGCAATCAGCATAATCTTTTGACCACGCACTACCCAGTTGAAGGGTTCATCTATGATTGTTAATGCCATTTATCTTTTGTTTAAGAGTAATCTATTTTCTATGTCTTTTATGTAAGCATTCATTAGTTTATCCTTGTATTCGTCCCATGTATCGTCTATTGCTTCCTGATAATAGTTGATACCTTGAATACCTTTTGCACCTATGCTTTTTGATATGGCAATAGCCGCACTTTTTATTGCACTTTCAGTGGACTTAATAAATGCGCCCTGTTTGTTGCGAAGCTTTAGTGGTTTCATCCGAATCCACTTCATGATGTCTTCGTATGGTGGGCGTTTTGTTGGATCACCCGGATAAGGTTTTCGCCCATACTCTATTACATCTGCATATTTACCAGCATCACCTTTTACAGTGAAGTCAATGGTTGGTTTACCATAGCGAATTCGAAGTTTATAGTTTAATGAATTTAGCAAGTTATCCGGTCGATTCGAACCAACACGATTCACAATCTTACCGCGCACACGACGTTTGATGCGCAGGTTTGATTGCGCACGCTCAATGACCGTTTCGGCATATGCATTCAACATATCTTCGAATTCTGTTGCCATTATGCTACTTCTTCAAATTCTACGATTGAACCTGCTTTGATTGTAACAAGTGCGTTTACGGAGGCGATAACACTCATGCTTACCGTTCCATTTGCCGTTGCTATGTAGATACCATCTGCGCTGGCTATACGCTGCGTAGTAGATATTGATACCGCCGAACCTGTATTGTTAGCCGAACCATTGCTAATGGTATTGGTTGTACCACCCGTTCCGATTGTAAAACGATAAGTCGTTGTACCTGCTGGACCATTTGTACTAAGCATACCATTAACCGCACCTGTTGCAACAATTATTATTGTTGCTCTCCACTTGTATGTTTTACCTGCGCTTACTGCAAATGATAAACCTGTAATGTTTTGATAAGCTGTACCACTTGTGATAAAATCACTTGTCAAAACAGCATAACCACCCACACCTATGTCGGCTTTCAATTCACTAAGTGTTAAAGCAGAAACGGTGTTGTCGGCATTGATTCGCAAATAGCGTACAGCACTTGGATTCGGCAACTTGACAAGATTTTGACCAACTGTTGTGCTGTCATTGATTGTACTAACTGGTGTGCTTAGTGTACCACCCAGCGTTATATTACCGCTACCTGTTACCGTTCCTGAAAGTGAAAGACCAGCTGTCGTGCCAGTGCCACCAACACTTGTTACAGTACCAACTGATACATTGCCACTGCCAAGCAATGAAGTTGAATTAACTGTCTTAATGTTTGTACCACTTACAAGCGCATCCTGTTTGCCATTAAATGTTGACCAGTTGGCACTACTCAATGCACCACGATTTGTTGCGGATGCTGTAGGCAGGTTGAAAGTGTGCGATGTGCCTGAAGATACAATACCGAAATCAGTTCCACTCGTGCCCGTTCCTAAGGTTTGAACTGCATCTGTAAGCGAATTAATAGCAGTGATGCCTGTACCTGCCATGATACCCGATTGCTGGGTAACGATTGCAAGTGTTGAAGCAGTCGATGGTGGTGGATCGCCAGCAGAATAGAATTGTAACGTAACATTTGTATGGTTCGTAGTAGACCATACCAATTGATAATACTCTCCACCTACTACCGAAAGCAAGTAATTCCAACCTGCTACAGTGTGACCTTCTAAACCAGCTCCTGTTGATCTACGCTTGGGAACAGTAATATAACCTGTGCTACCCGGTATATCAACACCATTCTTTCGAATCCAAATGCTAACATCGTGTTCAGCATTATCAGTGTTTTGAATCTGTACACTAAAGTTTAGATTATAGATTCCAGTATTGTCAAAAGTGATGCGAGTTAGGTTAGTGCCATCTGTTACTATACGAACCTGATTCTCCAAATCAATTGTGCCAAATTTCATTGGATAACCAACATTGCTTGCGGCTGCACTTTGCGTAGTAACATCTTGCCATGCGCCATAGTAACCTGTTGGTGTTGGTGTGGCTGTGTTGTTCAACACGCCTGCACCTGTCAATGTCAAACCACTTCCAACTGTGATTTCCTGCATGATGCCATTACCTGCTGCATAACGTCCAACAAGTTTATTGGTGTTCATGCTGGTTGTAATCGTACCACTCGTTGTGATAGGACCGCCCGATATCAAACCTGTTGTTCCTACGGAAGTAACAGTACCACTACCTGCAGAAGGTGTGGCTGCTACCCAAGTATTTGTTGCAGTATCGTAAGTCAACACCTGCCCATTAGTAGGTGCTGGCACTGTAACATTTGACAAAGCGTCTAAAGGAACTTCACCATTTTTCCATACTGAACCATTCCAGTATAGAACATTGTTAGTGGTAGGTGTAGCTGCATTAACATCCGCAAGGTCATCGAGGTTGGTTGGTATTGATGGAAAAGCTACCGGTGCTCCTGTTCCATCTAAATAATCCGAAGCTGAACCCGTAGGTACATCGAATTTATTATAGAATGCAGTAAAATCCGCAGAAGTCAGATACCCATCCTGAAAAAGATTTGAAGGCTGAATAGAAATATCAGGCGTAGCACCACCACTTGAAAGAATAGGCGATGTTGCAGTTACATCTTCAACAATCGTTGCAGGAATCGTTGGTTTATTCAGTATTTGATAATCACCACTTGTTGCATTCCAGTCCACAGGTGTTTGGCGCAAACGATAACCAACTGCAACTAAAGTCCAGTAAGAAGGATTTGTAGGATTGATTGCATCGTTGTTTGCAATGCATCGATAAATACTTCCGTTATACCATACCCTGTCACCTATTTGATAAGGATTGCCTGTTGCAGTTGTATGGTTTACATTGTATTCGGTACTTACAAATTCACCACTAGCACCCCCACCTGCTGCATCTATCGTAACACTACCATCTCCGTTGTCTGTGATGGTTACGTTCGTGCCTTCTACTAAATCGAGGATGTTTTGAACTGCGTTATCCACTCCATTGGTGCGAAGTGTCAAGCCGTAACCTGTGCCACTACCACCACTTGACGAACCACCTACAGCCCACACAGCAGGTATATCACACGCGCTCCAATCCCATGGAACTTCAAGCGTTAATGTGAAGGCAACACCGGTAACTGTGTTTTTATATTCCTCAATGAAAGGTTCAAACGTTGGAATGTTGACGAGCTGCACATCGAAACCGAACAGCTCCAAACCATTGCGCACTTCAGCTATTAAATCTTGCCCTAAACGAATGCAATCGCTAATTACTTCACGCTGATATTCTGCTTTGTATTCCTTATCGCGTGGTATGTCTGCAAACATCACAAGGAATCCAAACTGCATACCGCCCTGAATCGGTGTGATTGTGTCAGGTGTTACGTGCATGAATGGGTATTGATCATCTTGCAACTGGTCTGCAAGGTCAATCTGCCCATGTGTGAATCGCTTAATCAAAAAGTGACCAGCAGCAAAAGCTTCTAGTCGATTGATTAAAACGTTGTAGCTATAGTTGTAACTTGTCATCTATTCCTTTTTTTCATTTCCATTTTTTGCACGTACACATAGTCCGCTAAGTAGGTCAAGTGTGTAAATACTTCATAACACCTTCGCTCTGTCACTGCATCAAACTTCGTTATGTCCCGGTCGGCTAAGCTTTCAATAATATGAAACCAACCGTACACACCTAATCCGTCAGGGGTTGCTGTTCCTTCATCTCCTTCACTATCTCCGTTATCTCCTTTGCCAAATAAACGAGGGAATCGTTGTATAGTTCGATTTCTAAAGTCGAAAAAAAAAGCAGCGTATTCAACACATGGTCTAAAGTCAATTCGCCTACTGCATCTTCATACTTGCGCTTATCATTAGTAGCATAAGGCTCGATGTCGTAATACTTTCCAAACTTTGCCTTCACTGGTCGGTATAGGATGCACATCATTTTGTGAGCAGCTTCGCCCATGATCACACCATCTTTGTAAATGTCACCGCACACGCTATCCAAGTCCACGTATTCGCCAAACGTCATTGCACTAAGGTCAGGTACAAAGCCAAGTTCGTACACACCCACGCGCACCTTGCGTTCAAAGTCACCACTGCTTAATCGAATGGCAGCTTCAAACGTTTCAATGATTTCATCAATCACATGCACCTGAAGCAATCTAATGCTTTCAGTGCTCTTGCCTGTAATTACACGCACCTGTTCAATCTTATCGACTGCATTCTGGTAATCGATGTATTGGCTAAGTGTTACACCTTTCGCGTTAGCTGCTATGCTAAAGTTTAATTTCATGGTCTATTGTATTGTAGTTTTTGCTTCCTTTTTGTTACAGGTCCGAATGCACGTTGATTACAACCGGTGCTTTTGAATCACCAGCCACAGTAACACGCGCCTGTTTTGGTTTAAAGTATTCAAGTACATCTAGCGCAAGACCAGATGCCTTAAACTTCAAATCTTCATCGCGTGAATCCATGCACTCATTTATAAATTCCGCAACCTTTGGTAACGCTTCAGCTACAAAGGTGCTACCGAATTCTTCCCACTCTAAAGTCTTTTTATTCAAGCTTCCAAGCGGTCTACCATTCGGATTGTTGGTCATTCCTTTTTGAAGTCCCATGTTTGTTATTTTGATGTTTACAAATTACTTTTGTTCATACTGCGC